GTTTCCACCAATAAGAATGGTTGTTTGTGTGTTCCATTCTTTTCTCCTGCTAATTATTTAGCGCTAACTTCGAAGACATTTTCAGCTACAGAGATTGGAACACTCAACATAGATTCATTTGCCCCCTTAAGACAAATTAATGCCGGAACTGATAATGTAACAATCACAGTTTTTGCTGAACTAGAAGATGTTATTTTAGCAGCCCCCACGTCTAATTTAGTGGCTCTTTCAGGCTTGTTACCTGATTTTGTTTTTGAATTTGAACCACAGTCCAAAAACACTAAGAAATCAGAGCATGAAGAAGAAGGCATAATTTCAAAACCAGCTTCTGCCATAGCAGATATGGCTGGTAAATTAACTTCTTTCCCTGTAATAGGGCCCTTTGCTTTAGCTACTCAGATGGGAGCAGGAGCAGTTTCTGATATTGCAAAATTATTTGGATTTTCGAAACCTATTCAGCTTAAAGACATTACTCCAATGCGCAATTACCCTATTAGTAGTCTTAGCTTGTGTGAAGGAGCTGATACTAGCCAGAAGTTGACTTTGACTGGTAAACAAGAGCTTACTATCGACCCTAGAACTGTACAACTACCTCCATCAGATGACCTTTCAATACATTCATTCACATCAAGAGAATCTTACATTACAAAATTTGGGTGGGATGTAACTGATTTGGTGGACTCTACAGTATTCTGCATTGATGTTGATCCCATGGCTGAGCACAGAGCAGATATTACTGGGGGTTCACGGTACATTCCTACCTCATTATCCTACATTTCTCGTCCATTTGATTCTTGGAGTGGCACATTGAAGTATCGTTTTCAAGTAGTGGCTTCACAATATCATCGAGGTAGAATTTCTGTCATTTATGATCCAACGGGACCATTATCGGCACCTGATGTATATAATACAACATTTAATACCATAATCGACCTGGATGAAGGCAGAGATTTTACAGTAGAAGTTGGTTGGCAACAAGATTTACCATACTTGTCTATAGATGGACAAGATCCAACCAGATTATTCTATGCTGCTGGAGCTGCTCCTCAAAATAAAACTGCTCCTAGATCATTTGCTAACGGCATTTTATATGTTAGAGTAGTAAATGAGTTAGTAACTCCAGACTCTACATCAGGAGTTGAAGTTATTGTTTCCATTAGTGCTGGGGATGATTTTGAATTAGTCAATCCAAATGG